TGCCCATGATCCGAACGATCGGCAAGGCTTTCTACTGGCAAAAGCTGCTCGACAGCGGTGAGGTCGCCAATGCCACCGATCTGGCGCGGCAATTGAAACTGGAGCCAGGCTGGGTCGCCGAGGTGCTGCGGCTCACGCGCCTCGCACCTGATATCGTGCAGGCCATTCTGGATGGTCGCCAACCGCGCCACCTCAATCTTCACGCGATCCGGGGCCGGCAGGCGGACGTGCCCGTGGACTGGGATGAGCAGCGACGGTTGCTGGGCTTTTGCCCATGAAACCAGCTCTGCAACGCAAATTTCAACAACACTTTGCTGAATTTCGATTTCTATGGCTTGATTTGACCCGTATAACGGCGTAACATACAAAAAATTGTTGAAATCGCCCCAAGAGTCACGTCATGCTTCGCTCGTTCACCCTGCAAAACTTCCAGTCGTTCAGAGAGCCCGTGCAGATATCGCTGGAACTGAACCGCCACACTCCTGTGGATGGCCGGTCCTGCACGTCCGCTCTTGGCACCCGCCTTTCCAAAGCCATCGCGGTCGTAGGCGCCAACGCAAGCGGTAAAACAACCTTGATCAAGTCGCTGGTGTTCGTCGACTGGTTCGTCAAGCACTCGTTTCATGCCAAGCCAGACGAACCGATTCCCCTGGCAGCCCACTTTTCGGCAACAACCGAGCCCAGCACCTTTGAGGTGGAGTTCGAGTTCGACGGCCGTGAATGGCGCTACCGTCTGATTGCCTCAAGGGATCGCGTTTATCACGAGTCGCTGTACAGCAAACAAAGCCGTGCCTTCTCGTATGTCTTTACCCGCGAATGGAATCCTGAACGCAAGGGCTATACGGTCAAACAGCAGCAGTTCGGTATGCTTCAAAAGGAAGCTGAGAAGGTTCGCGAAAACGCATCGCTGATTTCGACGGCCGCGCAATACGAAGTTGATTTGGCCTTGAAACTGGTGTCAGCCAATGTGCTGAGTAACGTCCATGGTCTCGGTCGTCAGGCCATGGATCATGATCAGATCATGCGTGCCTCTGAGTTCTATGCCAAAAACATTGGCATTCGTAGCCGGATGGCGACCCTGTTGCATCAGTGGGATTTTGGCCTGTCGGATGTGCGTGTCGAGAAACATACGGTGACACGTGAAAGTGGCAAGACTGAAGAGATTCACATCCCCTTCGGCATTCACCGCGTGGGCGACAAAGAACATCCTTTGATGTTTTTGCATGAATCCAGCGGTACCCAGGGCGCATTCATATTGCTGTCCCGGATCCTTCCGGCGCTGCAGCACGGTGGTCTGGTGGTGATCGATGAACTTGAAGCGGATCTTCACCCGCACATGCTCAGCCCTTTGCTGGATTTGTTCTTTTCTCCGAAAACCAACCCGCACAATGCACAGATCATTTTTACCTGCCATTCCATCGAGGTGTTGAGCCTGCTGCACAAGGCGCAAGTGGTATTGGTCGAAAAAGACGACAACTGCGAGAGCGATGCCTGGCGACTGGACAGCGTCAAGGGTGTTCGTGCCGACGATAACCTCTACGCCAAATACATGGCCGGTGCTTACGGCGCCATTCCCCAACTGTGAGGGATGGTGATGGCGCGCAAACAACATCAGGTTCGCAAAACGCTGTTGATCGTTGGCGAGGGAGATTCGGAGGAAGCGTTCCTCAAGCACCTGCGTGAACTTTATTGCTCAGGCGGCTCAGGAGTGGCCGTCACTGTGCGCAATGCACATGGCAAAGGGCCGGAGAACGTCATTGATCACGCGGCACGGCAGGCCAGGATTTACAGCTATGACGCACGTGCCGCCCTGCTTGATACAGACATTCCATGGACTGACAAATTGAAGAAGGAGGCTCGAAAAGCCAAGATCGACATGGTCGGCTCGGTACCTTGCTTCGAAGGTCTGTTGCTGTCGATTCTGGGAAGACGCCCAGCCGACCAATGTGCGGACTGTAAAAAGGCGATTCAGCAGTTGATCGACGTCGATCTGACGGAACGTCAGAGCTATGCCAAGCATTTTCCGAAAGCGGTGCTCGATGCTGCCAGATTGAAGATCGTCGAATTGGACCAACTGCTGACGGCCTTCGAGGGGCATTGAAAATTGAAACTGACCAGGAGCATGCCATGACCATCTCATCTGCCATCCACGACCGCCACCTGCTGTCCTTCACCTATGACGGATTTCCGAGGGTGGTTGAGCCTCACTGTTACGGTACCGACAAAAAAGGCCATCCTGCACTTCGGGCCTACCAAGTGCAAGGCGGGAGTGAATCCGGGGAGTACGTGGGCTGGAGGCTATTCCACATCCGCAAGATTCGGCAGCTCACGATTCTCCCGGGTAAATTTCTCGGCCCGCGTCCTGACTACAAGCGGAATGACAAAGACTTTCTGCGGATCGACACGCAGATCTGAGATTTCCGCCCGAAATTTGCATGCATTTTTCGGACAGCACATCCTCTTGCTGAAGGGGGTAAAAGCGCTTGGCTTCTATGCCAACCAGCGCCTCAATGGTGGTCATTCAACAGCAATGAGTCACCATGGAAATCCGGCACCTGCTGGCAAGTCAGCGAAGCATCTCTTGAGCGTTGGCGCTCTGAAAAACTTGGCCCCGATTACCTCAAGTTGCATGGTCGGGTCTTATACCGTCAACAAGACATCGAAGCATTCGAGTCGCGCTGCTTGAAAAGCATGCGGCCTCAGGCCGACAGCGCAAGCCCCTGATCCATGCCTTGCACGGCCGAATCTCCAAGAACATCCCCGTTTAGACCGGCTCAGGCATCAACTGCCTGATCTGCCCACCCATTCTGTCCACCTTGCCCACCGGTTTGCCCACCCCCTGAATTCCAAACTGCACTCACGTTTTCGCAATCACCTGAAAGGAGATCAACGTGAGTGTCAAACACCTGAATCAGCGCCAACTGGCTGAGCGCTGGAATGTCGCGGAGGCCACGCTCGAGCGCTGGCGATCCGCCGGTATCGGGCCTGTGTACCTGAAATTGCAGGGCCGCGTCCTCTACCGCGTCGAGGACATCGAGGAGTACGAGGCGAGGAGTCTGCACAGCAGCACGTCGTCGCGTGTCATGGCGGGAGGTGTGGCATGAACCAACGCCATCTGCCCCAGCAACAGCAGGATGTGCTGTCCATCCCGGCCACTGATCTGGCTGCATTCGATGCCCGCAGCCTGTTCCAACTGAAGACGCTGGCCGCCGACCGCCTGGCCACTGCCAAGGCTGAAGTCGATCACATCGAACATGCCCTGAACCTCAAGTACGCCGAGCGCGCCAAGCACCTGCGCCTGGTCGCCGGCAAAGACAGTGGCGTCGTGCATTTCGATGATGGCAACGTGCGCATCACGGCTGACCTACCCAAGAAGGTCGAGTGGGATCAGGCACTGCTCGCCAATCTCGAAGCTCGCATTGCCGCCAATGGCGACAACCCCCGTGAATTCATCGAGGTCAGCTACCGCGTCTCAGAGACCAAGTTCTCCGCCTGGGCGAGCGCCCTGCGCGAGCAATTCATCCCCGCACGAACCGTGAAGGTGGGCAAGCCCAGCTTCCGTCTCGCCCTGCTTTCGGAGTAACCACCATGTTCAAAAATCTCATCGAATCCCTGCGCAAGAAAACCCTGTCCCTGTCCGACCTGCCGGAAACCATCCGCGTGCCGGGCCACGCCGGGCAGACCGAGATCGACCGCCTTCCGCTCGACCAAGCATCGGTCGATGACCTGGCCTTTGCCATCCAGGGGCTGGAAGCCCGCTCGTCTGAGATCTCCTGCCAATTGCATTCCCTGCGCCGCCTGCATGACCTGGCGCGCGTCCGGGGTGCGCTCGGCACGGACAAGGTCATCGAGATCTTTGGTGGGGAGGTCTGACATGAGCTTTCCCTTCATCACCGCCGAGCAGCGCCTCGCAGAAAAGCGTGGCTCCAAGGGCGTCATTCTTGGGCCCTCGGGTGTGGGCAAAACCACGCTGCTCAAAACCGCCGATGCGGCCCGCACCCTGTTCATTGACCTGGAGGCCGGCGATCTGGCCGTGTTGGATTGGCCTGGTGACAGCGTGCGTCCGCGCACCTGGCAGGAATGCCGGGATCTGGCCTGCTACATCGGTGGCCCGAATCCCGCGCTGCGCGACGACCAGTCCTACAGCCAGGCGCATTACGACCAAGTGTGCGCCCAGTATGGCGATCCAGCCATGCTGGCCAAGTACTCGCTGATCTTCGTCGACTCCATCACGGTTGCTGGTCGCCTGTGCCTCCAATGGGCCAAGGGTCAGCCACAGGCCTTCTCCGAAAAAACCGGTAAGCCCGACACGCGTGGTGCTTATGGCCTGCATGCCAGCGAACTGGTCGGGTGGCTCACCCAGTTGCAGCATGTCCGTGACAAGGACATCTGGCTGGTCGGGATCCTCGACGAAAAGCTCGATGACTTCAACCGCAAGGTGTTCAGCCCTCAGATCGAAGGATCCAAAGCAGCGCTGGAACTGCCCGGCATTGTCGATCAGGTCATCTCGATGGTGGTACTCAAGTCGGATGACGGCACCCCTTATCGCACCTTCGTCTGCCAGCACATCAACCCCTGGGGCTACCCCGCCAAAGACCGTTCCGGACGACTGGAAGTCGTCGAGGAGCCGCATCTGGGCCGCCTCATTTCCAAGATCACTGCGCCGCGCGCGCAATAAGCAGGAGAGTATTCATGAACAGCTACAGCAACAACGCCGCCTGGAATGACTTCAACGATGCCGAAGACCAGCGCGAGTACGCCCTGATCCCACCCAAAACCCTGGCCAAGGTCATCATGGCCATTCGCCCGGGTGGGTATGACGATCCAAGCCAAGGCTGGACTGGCGGTTACGCGACCCGTTCCGACAAGACCGGTGCGATCTATCTCAACGCCAAGTTCACCATTCTGGAAGGACCGTTTGCCAAACGCGTGGTGTTCGGGCTGATTGGCCTGTCCAGTCCCAAGGGCCCGGAGTGGACCCATATCGGACGCAGCTTCCTGCGCGCCATTCTGAACTCGGCACGAGGCATACATCCGGCAGACAACTCGCCACAGGCGCAGAGTGCGCGCCGCATCAAGGGCTTTGCCGATCTGGATGGTGTGGAGTTTGTCGCCCGCATTGATGTCGAGAAGGATCAGAACGGCGACAACAAGAACGTGATCAAGGCCGCCATTCAGCCGGATCACAAAGAGTATGCCGTGCTGATGGGGCAGCCGATGCGCACCCCAAGCCAAGCGCCTTCGGCTCCCACCGGTACGCCCCCTATGACATCGGCGCCGGCCGTTCCCACTCGTCCTGCCTGGGCGCAATAAGGAGGACTACCCATGATGCTGCGTCCTCGGCAGCGGGAATTCGTCACCCGCTGCGTCACGGCTCTCAAGGCCCATGGCAACACCCTCGGTGTGGCGCCGACCGGTGCAGGCAAGACGATCTGCCTGTCCGGCACCGCCGGGGAGTTTCTTCAACATCCGGACGCCAAGGCCTGCATCTTGGCGCACCGCGACGAATTGACCGCGCAAAACCTGGCCAAGTTTGGCCGCGTCAATCCGCACGTCAGCACCTCGGTCTTCGATGCCCACCAGAAATCGTGGTCGGGTCAGGCCACCTTTGCCATGGTGCAAACCTTGGCACGCAACCTGGGGCAGATGCCCACGCTGGACATGCTGGTGATCGACGAGGCTCACCACTGCGCGGCGCCCACCTACCGACTGGTCATCGACTCGGTCCTGGCCAAGAACCCGCATGCGCTGATTTATGGCGTGACCGCCACGCCTAATCGCGGGGACGGCAAGGGCCTGCGCGAGGTGTTCTCCAACGTGGCGGACCAGATCCGGCTGGGCGAGCTGATTCGCTCTGGCCATCTGGTGCCACCGCGCACCTTCGTGGTCGATGTCGGCACGCGCGACGCGCTCGACGGCGTTCGCAAACTGACCGACGACTACGACATGAATGCCGTGGCATCCATCATGAACACCACGCCTGTGAATGCGGCGGTGGTTCAGCACTGGCAGGCGCACGCGGCCCGGCGCAAGACCATTGCATTCGCTGCCACCGTGGATCATGCCCATGCCGTCTGCCAGGCCTTCAACGCGGCGGGGGCTCGGGCCGCTGTGGTTCATGGCGAGATGACACCTGCCGAGCGACAAGCCACGCTGGCGTCCTATGAAACCGGCGATGTGATGGTGCTGGTGAATGTGGCGGTGCTCACGGAAGGGTACGACTACACCCCGACCTCCTGCATCGTGCTGTTGCGGCCCAGTTCCTACAAGTCCACGCTGATCCAGATGGTCGGGCGCGGCCTGCGCGTGGTCGACCCAACTGAACACCCGGGCGTGATCAAGACGGATTGCGTGGTGCTTGACTTTGGCACCGCCTCCCTGCGCCACGGCAGTCTGGAGCAGGAGGTCGATCTGCATGGCTTCGGCGGTGATGGCGAGGCGCCGACCAAGCGCTGTCCTCAGTGTGATGCCGAAGTGCCGATGGCCAGTCGCGAGTGTCCGCTGTGTGGTCACCGCTTTGCCAAGGAGATCGAGGAGACGCGTCACCAGATCAGCGATTTCGTGATGACCGAAATCGATCTGCTCAAGCGCTCCAACTTTGCCTGGTGTGACCTGTTCGGCGACGACTGCGCACTGCTGGCCACGGGCTTCAAAGCCTGGGCTGGGGTCTTCTTCCTGAGCGGACGTTGGTACGCAGTCGGCGGCGCTGAGAAACTGCCCGCGCGCTTGCTGGGTGCGGGCGAACGCACGGTGTGCCTGGCCCAGGCCAATGACTGGCTCAATGACCAGGAAGTTGACGATGCCGCCCACAAGACCCGTCGCTGGTTGCAGGAGTCACCTACACCCGGCCAATTGCGTTACCTGCCTGCGCCGCTGCGCGCGGATTTCAGTCTGACCCGCTATCAGGCTTCGGCGCTGCTGACCTTTCAGTTCAACAAGACTGCCATTCAGCGTCTGGTGACGGCGGCCAACGATGCGGTGATGGCCGAGTTTCGGGAGGTAGCGTGAGATGTGCCGTGTGCTCCCGCCAAGCCAAAGGCCTAGGGTATTTCAACCCGCGCTTGCGGCGCTCCGACCCCCGTCGCTACAGCGATCGCTGGGTGTTCTGTTCCATGCCTTGCCAAAACGCTTTCTCCCGGCTGATGGAGCGCCTGACCCAGTTTCAGGAGGACGCCGTGATTGATCCCAGTGACATGGAGCTCGCCGCTATGCAATCCGCACTCGGCCCCTTGGGCGAGTACGTCGCTTCCATCGGCATGGATCGCCCCTTGGCCGATTACGGCAAGGACGAAGTCCTGCGCCTGGTGGAGGTCGTGGTCGACGCCTATCAGGCCCACATGTTGGCCGAGCACGAACGCATGGTCGAGCGTGACCGTACTTTCTTTGAACAACTCGCCAGCCGCAAGGCCACTGCCGGCACGGGTGGCGACCACCACAGGATTCCATTTTGATGATCGACCTGAACCATCAACCCAAATTTCACGAGCAGGTGTCAATGCGGCTGGATGCAGCCTTGCAAGCCGAGCGCAGCCATCAGGCACGCCGGCGCTATCTGGGCGCCTCACGCCTCGGTGTGCCCTGCGAGCGCGCCCTGCAATACGAGTACGTCGATGCGCCGGTGGACGACGGTGCTGAGTTGCCCGGTCGCACGCTGCGGATCTTTGAGGTCGGCCACATCATGGAGGACCTGGCCATTCGCTGGCTGCGCCTGGCTGGTTTCGACCTCTACACCCGCAAGCAGGATGGCGAGCAATTTGGCTTCTCCGTCGCGGGTGGCCGCATCCAGGGGCATGTCGATGGCGTGATCGCTGGCGCCCCTGTCGAACTCGGCTTGTCGTTCCCCATGCTATGGGAGTGCAAGACCATGAACGACAAGAACTGGCGCGATACCGCCAAAAAGGGCGTGACCGTAACCAAGCCGATCTACGCCGCGCAAATGGCGATCTATCAGGCGTACATGGAGCCGAGTATTCCTGGCATCGCCTCTCAGCCTGCGCTGTTCACCGCCATCAACAAGGACACCCAGGAGCTCTGGCTGGAACTGGTGCCGTTTGATGCAGCGCTGGCGCAGCGCATGTCGGATCGCGCCGTCAAGGTGATCCAGGCGACCGAGGCCGGTGAATTGCTGCCGCGGGTGGCGTCTGAGCCGAGCTTCTACGAGTGTAAGTACTGCGCCTGGGCACGTCGGTGCTGGAGCGAGCAGGGTGTGAACGCATCGGGGGTGCGGTCATGAATGCTCGTCTTCCTCAACCCGTGAGCGAGGCATTGGCGGTGACCGCCCGTCGCCAGAAACCCCTGATCGGCGCATCCCTGCTGGAGCGTCTGCTGCTGCGTCATGTGGCTGTCGTGTGCCCGGAATCGCGACTGGTCGTGGCCGTGATCAAACAGGCGTTCGTGGACCTGTGCTCACCCTCGAAGCATCAGCGTGCCGAGGCCCGGCGATTTTTCCAGGACGGGCGTTTGGAACTTTGGTGCGACCTCGTCGATTTGTCACCTGAATTCATGCGCGAGATCGCTATCAAGGCGGGCTACTTGAATCCGGCAGACACCGACGAAGGAGGTGCCCATGCTTGATTTCAATGACCACGACCCTGCTGTTCCATCACCCAACGGGAATGCCGAACGTGATGAGCTGCGTTCGGCCTTGCTGGCGCGACTGGAGGGGGTACTGTTTGCCCTGTTCCCTGCTGGCAAGGTGACACACGGCAAATTCGTCGTCGGTGATGTGCTGGGCAGTCCGGGCCGCAGCCTGGAGATCGAACTGGACGGCGAACGGGCGGGCCTGTGGATCGACCGCGCCACGGGTAATGGTGGCGATGTCTTTGCGCTTATCGCTGCGCACCGCCATTGGGACACGCATCGTGATTTCGCGGCCGTCCTGGGTTTCGCCTGGGAGCTGCTCGGCCGTGCCCCCGTCGTGCCTCCCGCCAAACGCAAGGCAAGCGCGCCGGTGGATGAACTGGGGCCAGCCACCGCCAAGTGGGACTACCTGGCCGCCGACGGCAGTCTGATTGCCTGCGTGTATCGCTATGAGCCCAGCCCTGGGCGCAAGGAATTCCGACCTTGGGATGCCAAGCGCCGCAAGATGGCGCCGCCCGATCCGAGGCCGTTGTTCAACCAACCTGGCATTGCCCATGCCGATCAGGTAATTTTGGTCGAAGGCGAAAAATGCGCCCAGGCCTTGATCGACGCTGGCCATTGCGCGACCACTGCGATGCATGGTGCCAACGCGCCCATCGACAAGACCGACTGGTCGCCTCTCCAGGGCAAGCATGTCCTGATTTGGCCTGACCGCGACAAACCCGGCTGGGAATACGCCATGAATGCCGCCGAAGCGGTCATGGCAGCCGGTGCCCAGCATTGCGCGGTGTTGATGCCGCCGGCCAATCCCACGGCGCAAGATCCTCAAGGGTCTGCCGATGGCTGGGACGCGGCTGATGCCATTGCGGAGGGCTTTGATGTGGAGGCCTTCCTTGCCTATGGTGAGCGCATCCAGTTCCAGCCCTCAACGCCAGACGCCACACAGGCGGCAGATCCGACCGAGCAATCGGTGTGGGCCACAGAAGACGCGCTGGCGCTGACCTTCTCGGGTCGGTACGCCCAGGACTGGCGCTATGTCGCTTTGTGGGGCAAGTGGGTGTTCTGGACCGGCAAGCGCTGGCAAACCGAGGAGACCCTGGCCGCGCACCACCTGATGCGGCAGATCTGTCGGGAGGCCGCGCTCAAGGCCGATTCGCACCGGGTAGCAGCCAAACTTGCCAGCAGCGGCACCGTGGCTGGCTTGGAGCGGCTGGCACGCTCCGATCGGCGTCATGCCGCTACTGCCGACGAGTGGGATGCCGACCCCTGGCTGCTCAACACGCCTGGTGGTGTGGTGAATCTCAAGAATGGCGTGCTGCGCTCCCACGATCGCCTGGATCGGCTGACCAAGATCACGACGGCCACGCCTGCGGGCGATTGCCCGACATGGCGGCAATTTCTCAATGAGGTCACGGGCGGTGATCAGGCTTTGCAGGCCTACCTTGCCCGGATGGCGGGGTATGCCCTGACCGGGTCGACACGTGAGCACGCGCTCTTCTTTCTGTATGGCACGGGTGCCAACGGCAAATCGGTGTTCGTGAACACTTTGGCCACCATCCTCGGGGACTACGCCACCAACGCGCCCATGGACACGTTCATGGAAACCCGCACGGACCGGCATCCCACCGATATGGCCAGCCTACGTGGGGCCCGGTTTGTCGCCGCCATCGAAACCGAGCAAGGGCGACGCTGGGCCGAGTCCAAGGTCAAGAGCCTGACCGGTGGCGACAAAATCTCTGCCCGCTTCATGCGGCAGGACTTTTTTGAGTTCATGCCGCAATTCAAGCTGATTGTGGCAGGCAACCACAAGCCGGCCATCCGCAACATCGACGAAGCGATGAAGCGGCGCCTCCACCTGATCCCCTTCACGATCACCGTCCCCCCGGAAAGGCGTGACAAGCACCTACAGCAAAAGCTGCTGGCTGAACGGGATGGGATCCTAGCCTGGGCGGTACAGGGTTGTCTCGACTGGCAGCGCCACGGAAGGCTCGATCCGCCGCAGCAGGTGCTCGATGCCACTGATGAGTACTTCGAAGAAGAGGACGCGATCGGTGAGTTCCTGGACGAGGACTGTCAGCAGTCGCCAGTGGCGCGCGAAGCGATTTCCGCGATCTACCAGCGCTGGCGTGAGCGCGCTGAGCGGCGTGGCGAGTACGTGGGCACCAGCCGCTGGCTCACCCAGCAACTCATCAACCGTGGGTTTGCGCGCACTCGCCTGCATGGCGGGGCAAAAGCCCTGTCAGGCCTGTCGCTCAAACCCCGCGAGCCGGGCGGCTACATGCCCTATCGCGACGACTGACCCCAATCGACAGACCCCAATGGGTGACCGAAAGTGACCGGCATATCGTTATCTCTCTACACGTGTACGCGCGCAGGCGCGAGCGGATAACGAGAAACGGGTCACCTTCGGTCACCAGATGCCAAAAACGCATGGAGTAACCAATGAACACAATGACCATCCTCGCCCTTGATCTGGGCACCCAAACTGGCTGGGCACTGGCCAGCCGTGACGGCTGCATCACAAGTGGCAGCCATTCCTTCAAACCCCAACGCTTCGAGGGGGGTGGCATGCGCTTTCTTCGGTTCAAGCGCTGGCTCACCGACATCAAGCGGTGCAATAACGGCATTGACCAAGTGGTGTTCGAAGAAGTCCGCCGCCATGTCGGTGTGGACGCGGCGCATGCCTACGGCGGCTTCATGGGCCAACTGACGGCCTGGTGTGAGCACCACCAAATTCCGTACCAGGGCATCCCTGTCGGCACGATCAAGAAGCACGCCACTGGCAAAGGCAACGCCAGCAAAGACGAGATGGTTGCAGCTGTCCGTGCCCGTGGCCATGCGCCGGTTGACGACAACGAGGCCGACGCCATCGCCTTGCTATATCTGGCCCGTGAGATGGCCACGGAGGGGCTGTGACATGAAAGTGCCGCAATACCGCTACCGCTGCCCCTTGGGCAATCTGCAGCCGACCACACCGGACCTGGACGCCATCAAGCGCGAGGGCTGGCGCACCGATCACATCCTGGTGGTCTCCGAGCATGACGAACGGCTGGACTGGGTGGAGAAGCGATTCGTGCGCAGGCTGGGTGAACGCCTCTACGGCCATGGAGGCCACGGCCATGACTGATACCCGAAACGACTGGACTGTGGACGACGTGGCAGCACGCTTTGCTGAGGCTGCCGAGACTGCGCACAAGCTGCCCCGGGTCAGACCGGGCGGCTACTTCAACCCGTGGATGACCCTGGCCTTTCAGGTGCCCGAGCGCTACCCGGATCCCGAGCGGCTGTACCGGCCCATGCCACCCAGCCCCCAAGCGGTGGAGCGGATGCTCGAGACCATGCGCTGGGTGCAGTGGCTGGAGGTGGAGCAGCGGCACCTGGTGTGGATGCGGTCGAACCGCTATCGCTGGGAGCAGATCGGTCGACGGTTTGCCTGCGCAGCTCGCACTGCCCAACGACGGTACGACGCAGCTATCCACCTGGTCACTCTGCACCTGAACAAGGGGCACTGATTGAAGTCGCGGCAAATGTAGGGAGGATGCGTGGCGGTGCGGGATGGTGATGACAGATGCCAAAACACCCCCTGTCGCGTTTTACCCAGTTTGGGCCTACAGTTTCAGCTATGGTCAGGACAGCGGTGTGAGCAGCGGGCGTGATCTTCCGACTGCAACCTTGCACCCCGACAGATGCGAAGTGATGCAAACGCCTGATGGCTGATGCCAATCAGATGAATGCGGAGTCCTGCGGACAATCGATGGGTCCTTCCTGGCCAAAACGGTATGCGGGGGGCAACAGCGCGAGATTTCGATAGCGTCTGCCCTGAAAAACAGGTTACCACCCGGCCAGGTTACCGGCCCGTGGTTACCACCACCCCAGACAGTTACCACCCCCTGAATATTTCCAACCCGCCCGGCGGCAACGCTCGGCGGGTTTTTCAATTCCATGACGCCAAACCTGCAGATTGAATATCGCGCGATCGATGCGCTGCTGCCTTACGCGCGCAATCCGCGCACGCACTCTCCGGCGCAGATTGCCAAGATCGCGGCCAGCATCGTGGAATTTGGCTGGACGCAACCCATCCTGGTCGATGGCGACAACGGCATCATCGCTGGCCACGGTCGCCTGGCAGCGGCCCGCAAGCTGGAGTTGCCCGAGGTCCCGGTCATTGAACTGGGCCACCTCACCCCGGCGCAAAAACGCGCCTACGTAATCGCCGACAACCGCCTGGCGCTGGACGCCGGGTGGGACGACGAGTTGCTGGCGCTTGAGCTGGCCGAGTTATCCGAGGCCGGATACGACCTGCTGCTCACCGGATTCGACGATGACGAGCTCGCCAAGATGCTGGCCGACTTGGGTAATGGTGAAGGCGGCGAGTCTGGAGATGAGTCGGATGCCGATGAGGAAAACGACGTTCCCGAACCCCCCAAGCAGCCCATCTCTCGCCCGGGCGATGTCTGGCAGTTGGGCTCGCACCGCCTGATCTGCGGTGATGCCAGTGATCCATCGGTGATCGCCACCCTGATGCAGGGCGAGCAGGCCAGTTTGTGTTTCACCTCGCCGCCCTACGGCAACCAGCGCGACTACACCTCTGGCGGCATTGCCGACTGGGATGGCCTGATGCGCGGCGTGTTTGCGCAAGTACCTATGGCCGCCGATGGCCAGGTGCTGGTCAACCTCGGGCTGATCCACCGCGACAACGAGTTCATCCCCTACTGGGACCAGTGGCTCGATTGGATGCGGACACAAGGCTGGCGGCGCTTTGCTTGGTACGTCTGGGACCAGGGGCCAGGGATGCCCGGCGACTGGCAGGGGCGTCTGGCACCGAGTTTCGAATTCATCTTCCACTTCAACCGGCAAACGCGCAAACCCAATAAGACCGTGCCCTGCAAGTTTGCCGGCCAGGAGACCCACCTGCGCGCCGACGGATCCTCGACCGCGATGCGCGGCAAGGATGGACAGGTCAACGGCTGGACCGCTGCGGGTCAGCCGACGCAGGACCACCGCATCCCTGACTCGGTCATCCGGGTCATGCGCCACAAGGGAAAGATCGGCAAGGACATCGATCACCCGGCCGTCTTTCCGGTGACGCTGCCGGTGGAGGTCATCGAGGCCTACACCGATGAAGGTGAGGTCGTGTTTGAGCCCTTTGGCGGCAGCGGCACCACGCTGATGGCCGCCCAGCGGACAGGGCGTATTGGCCGCGCGGTGGAGATCGCGCCCGAATACGTCGACGTGGCGCTGCTCCGTTTCCAACAGAACTTC